TAGAACAGATTTAATTGATACTTGGACAGATTTCGATGGAACTGTTGCTAATGATGCGAACGCAAAAATAGCTGTACGTACTACAACTGATAATCCTAGTAGCTCACCTACATATACAGCTTTTAATGATTTTGCTAATGGAACATTTAAGGCTAGAGCATTTCAATTTAGAATTACTTTAGAAACAGCAGATACAGCACAAAACATGAATCTACAGCAAGCAGGTTATACAGCAACTATGCCATCAAGAACAGAGCAATCATCTGTTATAGCATCTGGAGCAGGAGCAAAAGCAGTTACATTTACAGCACCATTTTTTGTTGGAACATCTGGATTAGGCAATGCAAATAATTTTTTACCATCTGTTAATATTTCTCCTCAAAATATGGCAACAGGAGATTACTTTGAACTTAGCAGTATATCTGGAACTGGTTTTACAGTTCACTTTAAAAACTCAAGTAATGCTAGTATTGATAGGAACTTTACCTACAGTGCTGTTGGTTTTGGTAAAGGAGGTTAACATGGAGGAAAATAGTATTTAACTGTGGCTGACGTAACAAACTACACAATCGAAAATGCTTCTGGGGCGAATGTAAGAATCGACCTTAATAATGTTTTTGCTGCGATTCAATCAAGTAATTCAAAATCAACTGATTTAGCTTCAAGTCAATGTGTAGCTGGTATGCCTTTTTTAAATACCACTTCAAAAATCTTAAAAATAAGAAATTCAAGTAATGGTGCTTTCACTGAAATAGGAAATATAGACCAAGCTAATTTAGGTTTACTTCCTGTTGCAGGAGGTACTATGACAGGTGCTTTACTTGCTGATGATGCTGGTAATGCTGCTGCACCTGCTTTAAGTTTTGATACAGATACAGATTTAGGTTTGTTTAGAAAATCTGCCAATGTAATGGGATTTTCTGCTAGCGGTACAGAACAAATGCAATTTGATGCTAATGGATTAACTTTGCAGGGTCAGGGTGATTTACGTTTTGCCGATTCTGACAGTAGTCATTATGTAGCATTTCAAGCACCAGCTACAGTTTCTTCTAGTCTTACTTGGACATTACCTGCTACTGATGCTGCTGTTGCTGGCTATGCTCTTGTATCAAATGCTTCTGGTACGTTAAGTTGGGCTGCTGCTGGAAGCGGAGCAGTCGGTGGCGGTACTAATGAAATTTTCTGGGAAAATGATCAAACTGTCACACAAAACTATACAATTACAAACGGAAAAAATGCTGGAAGTTTTGGGCCGATTACTATACAATCAGGAGTAACAGTCACTGTTGGAACTGATGAAACCTGGACAGTTGTTTAAATGAGTACTCTTAATGTAGCTACTATAAAAAGTTTAAGTTCATCGGCTCCTGTTTTTCAAAATACATCAGGTGTAGAGAAAGGACAGCTTTGTAAAGCATGGATCAAAATGAACGGTACTGGTACAGTTTCTATTGATGGCAGTTTTAATGTAAGTTCAATTACAGATAATGGAGTAGGTACTTATATTGTTCACTTCTCAAATGCATTGTCAAATGCAAATTATTCTGTTGGCGGATTCTCTCATAGAAATGGTGCTCCCAATGCAGAGGTTTTGTGCCATATTGAT